TTATTATACTAACCTCATAACTAATTAATGAGGTTACTATGAAATACCCACAAAATGTTCAAGAAAATCCATTTCCAATAATTTCTGATAAAATTAATTCATTTAATAATTATGAGTTAGTTGATATGAGTAAATCTTCAATCCCAAATTGGGAATCCCAAAATGTAGCTAAAGCACAAGAACTTATCCAGAGTTGGTATAAACCTTCTGTTACTGAGGCAATCCAAATACAAAGGAACTTTGATAGTGCTAAAGAGGCTATGTCTCGTATGGCTAGAAGAGTCTACGAGAATATGCTTGGCAGCGAAAGAGGAGAAGAGTTACTTGCTAAAGCTGAGGAGTACAATATTCCTTATGACAAGGATTATATTAATTGGCTAGAGCTAATTAATCTAGTTGAGGAATATGAGGCACTTTTGCTACGAGCTGAGGAATTTAATATAGATTGGGATTTAAGCGAATATGATCCTATAGGCCTACAGCAGGAGATAGATTATTGTATACATGGAAGTAGAAGAGAAACTAACGATCTGTACCGTGATTATTTTGATTCAAGAATCTAAAAACGATACAGACCAAGTGAAAAACAACTTATAGGATTGTTCTTCATGCCATGCTTAATTTATCAATAAAAACAAAGGCTTAACATGACAGAAATAAATATACCACAAAATCCCCTGAGACCAAGAGAAATGTTTTCAGCAGTATTTGAGAAATATGATAATGCTTCTGAGGCGCATAAAAGAAAGACACATTTTAGTGATGTGAGAAGTAGAGAAGGAGGAATAGTAAAAAAGTATATTATCTTTGATGAAGAAGTATCCTCTACTATACCAAAAGAGTTAAGCTTAGGTGAGTATGTAGCATTTTTAGCTGATATTGAGTTTAGGAATATTCAGTTTTTAAATGTATTTGAATTAAGTGGAGTATAATAAGTAATTAATGGAGAAAATATGCAGTATTTAGAAGCGTTATTTAAAGATGTTAGCGTAAATAGCAATAAAACTAATAAGATTCGTCGAAAAGCTTGGGAAGAGAACAGCTGGATAGAAGCTGGAAAGCATCACGAAATGAATCATTATATTAATGGATCATGTGATGATGAAAAAGTATATAAATCTGAGATCGAAATGTTAGAGGATGACTGGGAAGTTTACTATTATGTAGACAGTAAAACTTTATTTACCGCGGTATTTGACAGATACGAGTACAGGAAAGAAGTACTCAGAAAAAAAACTCATTTCCGTGATGTTAGAGTAAGAGAAGGAGGCCTTGTATCTCGGAAGTTAGTTTTTGACGAAAATGTTTCAAGTAAGATACTAGGCCATCTGACCTTTGGTGAATATGTTGCTTTTATTGCCGATATTGAATTTAAGAATATCGAATTTAAATTCAAAATATCGATGAACAATTATAACGAGGATTTATGACAAAATTAGACAGAGAAGAAGTGATTGGCTTGTATGAAACTGGGATGCTCCAAAAAGAGGTTGCAAAAAAGCTGGGTGTATCAGTGAAGACATTATCCAATTTTATGAAAGAAAATGATATTGAAACCAGAAAGCCTACTAATTACAAAAAGGTCAGCAATGAAGAAAAAATAACTATTATTAATAGCGTAAATGCTGGCTACGCATCTATGGCAATTGAAAAAAAACGAACTATTAAGAATGAAGATAAAAACCTTTATATCCCTGAAAAATGGAATTGGAGGAGTTATGCGTAGTCAGGAAAAAGAGAATTGGCTAAGAGAGAGAAAAAGCTATATTGGCGGTAGTGATGTTGCTTCTATCTGCGGCTTAAACAAATACAAGTCGGCTATGGGAATATATCTAGAGAAGACCTCTGTTGATGTAGAAGAAACCGAAATAACTGGGGCTATGGAATGGGGAACTCTTTTAGAGGATACTATTGCCAACGCTTATTCAATAAGAACTGGTTTTACTATTGAGGTTGAGCCTAATGTCATACGCCACCCTGAGCATAGCTTTATCGCTGCTAATATAGATAGATGGGCAAATGGTAAGAAACATATCTTAGAATGCAAGACAGCTGGTTTTATGATGTCTAAGGAATGGGGACAAGAGTATACTGATCAGATTCCAGAAAGTTATTTATGCCAAGTCGCTTATTATGCTGCTATTTGTGATGTAGACAAGGTTGATATTGCAGTTCTAATCGGTGGACAAGATTTTCGTATCTATACATATAATCGTAATAGAGACTTTGAGAGTAAGTTGATTAAAGTAGCATATAACTTTTGGCATAACAATGTTCTAAAAGGGATTCCGCCTGAAGCAACCTCAACAGATGACATATTGGCACTCTATCCTAAAGCTCAGGGTGTTATGCTAGAAGCTGATAATGAGATAGTCGATAAAGTTGTGAAGTTGCAAGAGCTAAAGAATGAGGAAAAGAATATATGCAACGCTGCCCGAAGCCTCCAATTTGAAATACAAAACTTTATGAAAGATGCTGATATTTTAGTAGATCATTCTGGTAATTGCTTGGCTACTTGGAAAAATTCAAGCCCGAGGGTTGCCCTTGATGTTAAGCGTTTGCAAGAAGAGCATAAGGATATCTACATGCAATATGCTAAGGAGAAAGAAGGCTCAAGAATGTTTTTAATTAAATAAAATGAGGCAATAAAATGAGTAACTTAACCACAATTAATTCATCCAATAGTTCATTAGATATGTTTGAAATGATGGACAAAGCATATAAATTTGCTGGAATCATGGCAAAATCAGATATTATTCCCGCTCATTATCGAGGCAAACCAGAGAATGTATTCATCGCTGTACAAACGGCATATCGCATGAACTTAGATCCGATGCTAGTGATGCAAAATACTTTTACTATCAGCGGCAAACTGGGGATGAATAGTACATTTGCCATATCATTAGCTAATAAAAGCGGCTTATTCTCAAACGGTATTAGATATAAATCTGAAGGTGAAAATGATAATTTAAGGATTACCGCGTATACCAACCTTAAGCATACTAACGAAGAAATAAGTTATACTATAGGTATGAAAGAGGCTATCGCCGAAGGATGGACAAAGAATCCTAAATACAAGAGCTTGCCTACACTTATGTTGAGCTACAGAGCCGCAACTTTGCTTATTAGGACTCATGCGCCTGAAGTAATGAACGGTATGCATATGGTAGAGGAAATAGAAGATATCACATTGAGCCGTAATGCAACTCCAAAAGCCCAGACTTTAAGCACAAGATTAGACGATTTAATAAATGTTGAAGAAGCAAATATACCTGTAGCAGCAAAACTTTCAAAACTAGTTTTAACTCACAACGTACCAAGTGAGATAGTTTATAAATGGTGTGAAAAAGCAGGCGTTTCCGCGCTTGATGAGTTAGATGACCAAAAAGCTACATCATGTGTAGAATATATCAATAACAATTATATTAATGAAGCAGAAACCTTGAGTTGTAAAGATTTATAGTGTTTAAAACAGCAGAAACAATGTTAGCAAGATTATCAAATAAAGGAGATTAAAAATGAGAAGGGGTTGTAACGAAGTTGATAAACATGTAGGGAGTAAAATACTCTCGCTGAGACTTGCTTATGGACTTTCTCGTAATCAACTAGCACAGAAACTCGATATCACTCAGCAACAAGTAGAAAAATACGAGAAAGGTACAAATAGAATTTCTGCCAGTAGATTGGTTGTAATCGCAAAAGCTTTGTCGAAAGACATATCTTATTTTTATGAAGGGTTAAGTGATGATAGTGAGCCTATGGTAACCCAACATCAACGCATGTGCATCGAAGTATCACGTAACTTTATGAGAATAGAGAGCGCCGACCATCAAACGGCAGTCAATATTTTAATAAAGTCGTTAGCTCGTGATTCTAGATCTATGTTACAGGAGTGAATTGTTACCTTAGGCACTAATCTATTTAAATCTTTCTTTGTATCTTCTTCTTGTTCTGGCGATAAATTAATATCATTACCAGTTACTAGTTTATTAGCAAGTTCTACGATTTCTTCATATAAATTATTGGGACCAAATATATATTTAGAAAAAATAACAGTACCTGTTAATATACCGAATATGAAAGACCAATTTATAATAATCAAAGCAATAAATAATTTAGATTCTGCAATAAAATTAGCAATACGTTCTCTAAGCATTCTGGCTCTCATTAAATAAATTTGCTTCGGCTACTCGTCTATTAGTGAGTCCATGGGATATTTTGCCTTTAATCTTATTGATTTTAAAAAATCCCATTCTAGCACCTATGTTGCTGATAAGCCTATATAATCATTGTTATTAATCTTTTGTAATAGTTGGCTACGAAGAAAACTACCACTCCCCCAGTTGTATACTAAGCTTACAAGAGCATCGAATTGATTCTGGTTGAGAGGGGCTTTAACTAAAGTATTTACTGTGTTTTCAGCAATATCTGCATCTTGATCTAGTAATGCTAATGCTTCCTTTTCTGTAAGCATTGTATAAGTTTCGCCATTTTGGATAACATGACCATAACCTATTGTAGCTTTACCAGCTGGACATAAATACTTTTTAGAAGAAAACCCTTCGTATTTTTTAATTAATTCAAGTCCTTTTGATGATATTTTCATGTAAATTAGACTTCCATTATTTTTACAGGATAAATAGCTTCTACCTGCTTTTTCTTTAAAACATACAGAGGCGTTTTTATTCCCTTAACATCTTCAATAGTAACGGTATCATCTTGCCAAAAGCACAGAAAATCACATACATACTTAACATTAGCAGGCAAATGAAAAGGTACTTGCCTTAGAAAAAATAATAATTCACCTGATTTCTCGAGTAGTCTAAGTTCTCTATAGCGTCTTGCCTCTTTTCTCGAGGCAAACTTAATACCATCAAGTTCTGTTGTAATTGCTTTGAATTTATGTTTTAACACTACAAGCTAATCTCTAGTTTAATTTGTCGATTTCCTATAGGTTTTTCTAAATCCCTATCCAGATAATTCTTAATCTTCTGAAATACTTGACAAGTTATATGATCTATAAAAGCATCTGGTATATCTATTTTGGACTCTTCTGGCTCTGTTATTTGTTTTGCCTTAGAAATGGATGTCATATGAGCAAACATAGGGACAGAATCTAAAAGATTAAATAAATCTGGTAATTCTCTATGGTTTGATTCTAGTTTTCTTTTTAAATTAGATGTTTTTGGTTTTACATCTAATTTATCTAAAAAAGAACCCGCATGACTTCCAAATTCAGCTTCACCTCTTATCTCTTTAGGCATAGAGATACTTTTGACAATTGGATTAGTTTTTTTATCCTCTATAATTTTACGCATTATTGCAAATTGTTTAGCTCCTACCATTTTAATCTCTCATTATACTTAAATCATTTTAAATAATTTTCCGCTCTCTATCTTGGCTGAAGTCTGGCTCCAATCCAACCAGCGTCCGGATTATGTTTAATCCAACCCACACCACTAGGTACATATCCCTGGGCCAGATATTGTCTGTCTTGCTCTGCTTTCATTCGTGCTTCCCCTTCCGACATTGGAGTCGGCCCCTGCTTTAAAGCCGTTAATCTTTGTAGTTCTGCTTGGGAGCGTCTGCTCATTTCTTCGTCCCAAGCTTTAGAATAGCCAGCATGTCTTGCACTAGAATCAGCACTTGCCGCAGACATAACTGACGCAGCACTTTTACTTGCTCGCACTTCTTTGTCGATTGCTGCTAGTTTATCTCTTGCAGCTTGCACTCTTTTCCAGTTAGCAGCTGTGTCTCCACTTCTAGATCCACCAGTATTCCACCAGTTAGTAACCTCATCATCATCCCTTTTTGCAGCAAGATACTTTTGCCTTAAGTCCATCTCTAATGATTGCCTTTGTAATGCATCTCTAGCTTGTTGTGCGCTAGTTAATGGTTGTTGAAGTGGTGCACGTTCACGTTCCAATTCTGAGTAACGAGTATTTAAAGCAGCTAAATTATCTAAACTAATATCTCTAGCATCAAGTCCTCTAAATATATCTCTATAAGCTTCGTTTCTAGCAGTGTTTCTCATATGAGGCCATTGCCATAAATTTTCATTTTGATAGTTTTTATAAAGTTCTTCATTTTCCGCTTGGGTATTAGCGAATTTAGTCGCTCCTAATTTATTAGTATTTTGAATGTCTTGTAATAAATCACCATAATCTTTTTGACTTTGTTTTCCCAGGAGTCCTAGCTGTTTTATATTAGTAATATCGCCACTATGTTCGGCTTGTAGCCCTGATTTTAAAGCATTTTGTAAAAGCGCATCTCTTTGTTGTAAAGTAGCTTTGTTAATATCACGAGCTCTCTCTTCCGCCGCTCTCATATGTTGAAGTGAGCCATATTGACCCAATCTAATATATTCACCATTAAGCATTCCTAAATCTTTTTTCATCCTTTGTTGAGCTTCCCTTTCCATTGAAGAAATTTGTGCTTGCATCGCAGGAGTTAGACCTTGTAATGCTTTAGTAGATAATTTAGGAGTATCTACTAATTGCCTAGTAAGACCTCTTCTTTGGTCAGTATAACTATCTCGAAGTTCTGGATTTAAATTTTGTAAAACTGACCGACTCGCTTCAATTTCAGCAGGAGAACTTGCCATTAATTGGCCAGGATATTTACTTGGTGTTTGTCGGCTAGTTTCCCATGAACTAGCCGGTAGGGATGGATCAACACCATAAGCACGTAAAGCTTGCGCAATCGACTCAGCACGAGATTTTTCTAAATCATGGTGCCCTCCTTCCCCTCCCATAGCTGCATGTGGTGCTAGAGCTTCCTCTAATAATTGCATTCTTCTATGCGGTTCATTTTTTTCCCTTTCAAACTCGGCTTTACTTGCTGCATTGACCAAGTTGTTATAACCATGTCTTTGAGCACCAAATTGTTCTAAATTACCGATTAAAGCTTCTCTACGACCTTGTTTATTTTGCTGTAAACCTTGTAATGTTCTAGCAATTTGTTGATTTCGTGAACCTTCTAAATTACCACTTGCTTTACTTATTTCTTGTAATCTTGCTTCAGTTTCTGGTAATGATCTACCAATATCCCTTTCCGTTTTACCTACAAACCTAGCAATTCTTGGATCATAAGAGCTTAAAAATTCTTGTCTAAGTGTGTCTAATAGAGGACCTTGTCCAAAAGTTCTTTGTTCTTGTCCTAATCTACCTAATATACCTTGAATATCTTGTTGTGTTATGCCTTGATTATCTCTGCTAAGAACACTTGATATTTTTTGAGAATATGGGCTTGGCTCTCTGCTAAATTTTTCTCTTAATTCTCGTGCCCTTTGCGTAGAAACAGACATAGGGGAAGTCGTTTGCCCTTTATATACTGGATAATTTGTACTACCTAATCTAGCTCTGTCTTTTGCCAAAAGTTTATAAGCTTCTTGCATTAACTCTTCTGGTGCAAAATTTGGCATAATTAACCTCTCATATAATTTGCTAATGATTTAGCTTTAGGCGGTAAATTTATTTTTCCACCTCTTTTATGTTTTCGAACATTTAATATAAGTTTATCTAATTCTTTTGCTCCAGCTACATTATTTCCATCACCTAAATCTGATACTATATCAGTTGGAATAACAAACTCACCATCTGAAAGTAAGGCCTTAATTTTATCATCTTGTCCCTTTGTCTCTCCTGCTATGTATCGACCAAGACCAGATGGATATTCCATTTCTTCGGCTTCAAACATCATTCTAGGAAGTGTTGAACCACCTTCTTTATAAGGTATAGATTCGCCAGTAAACTGAGGATTATTGTAATAATTTAACCATTTACGTTGTTTTTGATACTCTTCTGGTGTGTTAGTTCTTACATGAAGAGGTTCAATAGTAAATCTTTCCTCAGGTAAAAATTTATTTCTAGCTATTCTGCGTCTCATTTGTTCTTCAGCTAATAGATTAGCTTCTTGATCTGCTCTTTCACCAGGATTTAACATCAATCCTTTTGCTAAACGTTTTGCCTCATCTGCCTGTTGTTCCGGTGTCTTTTCTTTCTTTTCTTTCTTTTCTTTTGGTCGATTCATGAATGATCCAGCAAGTGACCCTAAAGTTAAAAGATTCGTGGGTTTGGTAAGATAATCTTTAGTATTTCCTAGTAGCTTATCGGTAAAACCCATTTCTCTTTGTGGCGTGGTAATGCTAGAAGCAAGTGCATTTTGAGGCGCGCTACTTCCCCCCATATAACTGCCCATATTATTCTCTCCAGGAGCAAGTAATCTTTCACTCCCAGACATGTTGCCCAAACCTAAAGAGGGTAATATAGCATTAATATTGCCATATTTAGTAAGTGCATGCCCAACATTTGTAGCTCCCATTGCGTTAGCTCCAGTGCCAATTAAACCAGCAGCGGTAGGTAATGCAGCTCCCATCCCAAACCCTCGAAGCGCTGATTGTCCGACATCCTTCCTACCTCGTATTTTTGATCCAGCGGCACCTCCTAATGCTCCCCCTATCATTCCGCCTACTCCTGGCAAAATCATATTGCCTAATACAACACCCGCTGCTGGCCCAACTACGCTTTTAAACCATTTCTTTGGGTTAGAAAAAAGCCCAAATTGAGGCAATCCAGTCTTAGGGTTAATTGTTCCACTTCCTCCTAGGTTTTTTAAAATCATAGCTTCTAGCGGGTTAATATGAGCTAGAATACTGTCTTCTCCTTTCCCTTGCTGCCTAATCAGTTCAGCTAGCACTGAATAAGGATTATTATGTCCGTTTGATTTATTACCTTTTTTGACTTTACCACCTTGTGCATATCCAACATTTATTGAATTACTATTTGTTGGAGCAGTATTAAGAAATGGTGTAGCTAATGATGATTCAAGAGGATATAGACTACTTTCTGTTGCGCCGCCAAGCATAGGAGCTGGCGTAGATGAATTCATCCCTTCAACATATGGAGTTTTATCATTCCGACCAAAATACTGATCTTGATTTGGATCAAAATTAGTATTGGGATTTGAAACCACATTTTGAAAATTACTATTAAATCTTTCGAACATTTTTTGTCCCCATATAAATTAGATTTTTACTATCATTATTTATTCTTCAGATGCCATAATATTATATACAACTTTTGCCCAATCCTGCCAATTTTCAAAGTTTGCTTGTTTTTGTCCTTCTTTTATTGAGAAAGGAGTAGGCAATCCAGCATTCGCAAAAACGCCTGTACCGACAACAATAGCACCCCAATCTTGCCATTTATCTTCTTCCACGAGATCCGGCAACGGTTCACTAGAATAATCAACAACTAAAGCAGCTGCCCAATCTTTTATACTAATATATTCTGGCCATATTATCTTTATCATTATTGACCGTCTCCAGTACCAAGTAATAACATTATATGTCCCATCTCAAAATTTTTATTAGAGCTAAATTCTAAAGTCATGTGCCGCCCCTGAACATTCATATCAATTCTACCGGTAGAATTAGTAAAAATAATAGCTTGGCTTGGTACATCGGGGCTTTGGGCGTATTCTTTAGTATTAACAACAAGCCGCATTTGATCTACATTATTATTCATAATAAAATCTGGTTCAATTCTTCTAAAATCTACCCATCTATCTACACCAGTTTGTTGTTTTAAAGGATTAAAAGCTGCCCATGAAAATGTTGGAGTAGTAAATCTAGACTCAATAGGTGTAAAAGTGCGTTCACCATCAAGAAAAAAAGGATACCATTCTTGGTCAGTATTAACTTCATGTTGCCATAAATAGTCTCTATTATCTGGACCTTCTAGGGCTCTGCCAAAGGTGTACATACTACCCAAATCATCAAAAAAGACTCCACAAGCCCTACTAATCTCGGTATCATACCAAGAATTTTCCCTTTTATTATATATTAAAGCTCTAGTATTGAGTACAGTTCCTAATTGTCCCTTTTCTGGATAAAACCACCATATTTCACCATATTTGGTATTTTTAACTCCAAATACTTTTTGACGATGGTTCATATCAATATTATTATAAAAATAATTTAGATTTATAGGGTTGACCATTTCTTGTACTATTCCGTTATATACAAAAAACCTATCAGTTCCTGGCCAAAAGAAAAGCCCATCATATTCGACAACGCACCGTGATGACAAAATAGAAGAACTATTTGAAATAACATCTGCTTGAAAGTTTACTACTCTAGCACCAACTCCAGTTGTAGGGCCAGTATTAATAACTCTAACCACTGAAGAAAGAGTCCAAAAAAGAACCGCTGGAGAGTTACTTCCACCACGTATTCGACGACCATATATAACCTTATCTTTGGAAATAGTAAGAACTTGGGCCGGTGTAGCTGCTGCTCCATCTACCGCAAAATCTAATGGATTATTTGACGCACTAAATGCAACATAACCATTTGAGCCATATATGAACAAAAATGGGCTAGCGTACCCAATTCCACCATTGGCCAAAGGGTTAATATCTGCTACTGCTACTAATTGAGTATTATCTGCTGCTTCAATTGGCCCACTAAATAAATTTGGTGCAGAATTTTGCGCTATATTTAATGAGTTATTAGCACCAAAACAAACAATAGTTCTAACATTATCTATAATAATAGTTTCAAATTGCCACATAAATTCAGTTTTTGGACCAAGAGCTGGGGTTATAAGAAATGGTTCCGTTACAACCAAGAAATTAGCATTAAAAACTAGTTTATAAACGCGTGAAGTATTAGCTATGCTTGTACCTACATATGCATAAAAGTTAGGTCCATCACTAGAAGAAACTAATGAAATATTAGGAATATTAGTAACAGTAGCTGGTAAAACAGCTCCCGTAGGGAAAAATGTATCCATCCCCAGCATTCCACCTATTTTTTTTATAACCCCTCTTTGGAACCTAATCCATTGACCATTTGTACAATATTCAGATTGAAAAGTAGTACCATCACGTTTGATGCCAGGTTTATAAATCAGAGGAAAAAGATTAGCTGCCATTAGGTCACATCCCTTTTTGCTATACGATCAATATAGAGTTTTTTAGAATCCTGGTTAACACCTTGTAATGCGCGATTATATAAGGATTCAAAAACCGGTACACGCTCATCATCTTTTAAAAATGGCGTTGTTTCAAGCATAGATGCATACAACAGCAAACTCGGATATCTTTCTGTTAAAAAATTGGTAGGATTATCTTGGTTGAATAACGGTAAACTTAAATAAATCAACTGAAATGGATAAGCATAATCAGGCGTAGGAGCAATATAAAAAGCATTGTAACCCTCAAAATCAGCATAAAATGTAGGTGTAGAAGTATCTACGCTATTAGGCCAATAACTTTTACAAAATTCTAAGCTTCTTAAAAACAAAAAAGAACTAATAGGATTAGCTCCTGGCCTATCATCCATTATATTGATACTCACTGTTTCTTTCCAGTTAGCAGGTTTAGCTAGAGAAGAACTATTTGCAGTTAAATTATTATTTACAACAGTTTCAAAACCTATACTCTTAGCTTCACTATAGATACGATTTATGCCTTGATCGATAAAATTAGGTATTTGATCGATAAAAAATTGATCTGTACGTTTTGCATATTGTTGTATTTGAGCTGTTAGAGAATTATAGTCCATTTATTTATCCTCTCTTGGTCTTTGATTACTTAGAGAATAGGCCGTAGCAGGAATACCAACTTTTGTTAAAATTGATCTTAAGCTTTGCTCATTTTTAATAGTATTTACCGGTGTTAAGAGTAACTTAGCCGTATTAGGATCTAGCAATGCTTGTTCTAGTAACTGTTTGATTTGTTGTTTTTCATAACCTTTAGCAAAATCATATAATGGTACTAAGTATTTTCCACCTGGAATTTGTTTTACAAATTTCTTTCCGGAAGATTCTACTGGTTCAGTAAGGGAGGCTAAAAGAGTAGTTTCAGATTGAGTATTAGATCCAGCAGCTCTACCCATTGTTGTAACCATATTGCGCCTTTTTAAAAGGCTTTTAACATCATCTAGAACTTTTATTTGATCCTTATCGAAGATATATTGAAATTTCCCTTTATTCTTCTTTAAAAAATTATTTACTTTGTTATATGAAAGATTCTGTTGTCCTACAGCATTAACTGATGCAAGTTCAGAAGTATTTAATAATTTATCAACTACAGAACCTCTTATCATATCCAGAGTTTTTTTATCTTTTCCCACTTCGGATATCAACGCCTTTGTATTATTTAAGCTACCACGTAATATCATGTCTGGGATTTGCTCTGGAGAAGTTAGGAACTCCTGACCAAAAGTATCTTTTTTGACAATCTTTCCTAATAAGGGTTCTTTTTCTATAGCAGAAACAGGTTTAGATAATTGAGCATAAGCAGACCTTGCTATTGCTTCTTCTGGAATTTGAGCCATGTCTGCAAGGATATTAGATTTAGCCTCTGATAAAACTCGTGCCACCTCATTATTACCAGATTTTTTAGCAGCTCCTATTCTTCCAGAGATGTCTTTTAAAGCGTTTGTTAGTTCTGCTGGTACAGGTTGACCTAAAACTTCTTTTTGAAGTTGTGACAGAGCTTGCGGTCCTAAATTTCCATATAGTTTATTAAGATTAGCCGCTTCACCTTTAGAAGCAGCATTACTTCTGATTATATCCTCAATATAATTTAAATTCTTTTTAATATCTCCTTTAGCAAAGGTACCTTCTCTTTCTAAAAAGGATTGCGTATTTGGTAGATCTATACCTTTTGTTAGTTTATTCACCTCTTGATAAAGAGGTTCTGTAACATTTGCCCTGGCTTGTTTTCTATTTTTCAATTCTCCAAACAAATAATTTCTAATAGCCTCTCCTTGCTGAGTTTGATCTAACCCTATCTTGGGTGATAATTCCCCGAGTTGTCTTCTCATGATGACATCATTTAAAGCTTCTTTTTCTGCAATAGCTGGAATATTAGGAGACATCGCTCTATGAAGTCCTGAAATACCTGTATTTTGAGCAAGTTCGGCAGTAGTAAGTTTAGTATTAAAAGGAGTGGGAGCATTTAAATTCTCAAGTACTCTCGGAATATTTTTCTCACCAACTTTTGCTTTTAAAATATCACTCGCTGCACTATTTAACCTTTTTTCTTGTCCTGCTTTGCTAAATCCATGTAATAAATTACCAGTTCCTTTTATAGTTTTTGAAAATCCCTTTGCTGCTACTGGTAATGCAAATGCGGAGCCAATATCAGCAACTACAGGATTGACACCCCCTTCTTGCAAAGCCCCACTAGTTGCGCCGATACCAGCTCCTGTGCGGGCTAATTTTGCTGCATTCAATGTACCAGCTCCCTTACCAACTAGTCCCCATGGCCCTAATGATCCAGCAAACTCAGCGGCGTGCGATGCTATTCTTTGCCCAGCAGTTGTAGGCATAGGTTCTAAATTAAAACCAGTTTTACCTTTTATATATTGTCTTGCAGTATTAGAAGTTGGAATACGTGAACTTAAAATATCAATTTCAGGAGTTTCTATATCTGAACCTGGATATCCCATTAACTCCATCTTTCTTCTTTCTGATTCAGATTGGCCTCTCGCTAATCCTTCTAATCCTTGGGCAGCTAGATTAGGAAGATCAGCAATAGAACCTAATCCCTTTAAAACTGATTTGCCAATAAGAGCGGGCCACGAATCGCCTTCTTTAGCTTTAATAGGCATTCTATACTTATCCCATTTATTTATGGGAGTATTTTGAGGAGTTTCTATTTTATATCTATCGTATTTACTCATCACTGCCCTATAGGAGTTAACCCGTCATTAATGGCGTCCTCGACTTCATCTCTGGGAATAGAGTATTGTTGACCATTCTGATCCTGCATTACTATAAAATTTTGATCCCCTGCTCCTGAATCTATATCGATATTTTGATTCTGGAGTGCCATATTTTCCATTTCATCTATATCATTAGGATCTATACTAATTCCTAAATCAGCACTTAGTTTTGCGGCCTTATAGTAAGTATCCATCTCTTTATTGATAGATCCCATTTTCGCTTTTATGGTTTCATAATCATCATGCTTCATATCAGGAAAATTTGACTTTAAGCGATCGTACATACCCTGACCTAGTTTACCGCCGCCAGCTTTAACAGCTTCTAAAACAGCAGTTAGATTACCCATCTTTGCAGCTAAATCTTTTCTAGCAGCAGTTTCTTTTTGTAAGCCTTTGTTACCAGCAAATTTACCAAAAAAATCTTTTGTAGGATTAGCTAAACTAGAATAGCCTCCAATTGGTTGGAAGGTATTATCTGCTGTTAGTTTTTCTAACTCATCCCAGCTTTTATTGATTTCTTTAACAGCTAATAACGTATTACCCGCCTTTGTTTTAAATTTATTGGCCTGTCTTTGTTCTATTTTGTCTAATGGACGAAAAGATTGACCTTCAAATTCTACTGAGCCATTTTGATCTCCTCCGCTCGTCCTAGCATTACTCCTAGCATTTGTCATATCATGAGCTCTTCTAGTCTCACCTAATATCGCCTCTTTATGTTGTCTTTCCCAAGCTTGTTGATCCGCTTCTGCCTGCCTTTTTTGTTCTGCGGCCTGATAAGCTAGCATCTGATTAGCAAGAGCATTATTTTGGGTAAAAGCCGCATCTTCTGCGTCATCATGTGCCATTATTGCGGGAGACAAAGCCCTACCAACTGAACCAAAATTATTCCAGAAGCCTTTTCGTTTAGGTTGCTGGGCAATATTATCGCCAAAAGTAAGCATTGAACGCCTCAAGGCTTTTTCTTGCTGCTTATCAGTCATTCCTAAGGATTCTCTTGCACTTGAGATTGCTTTACTAATACCTGTATCAAAAGGATTATAAGGAGCTTGCTGTTGAGGCATAGCTCCTTGCATAGGTTGTCCCATAGTAGGCATTTGATTGCTACCTTGAGTCTGATTTTGCTGTTGTTGCTGCAAATAATTTAAAACTGCTGGATCCATATATTTAAGCTGTTTGTAGCGCTACCCATGCACCATTGACACGCGCTTTTACGTTATTAGCCGTAGTATTATAATATATAAAACCATTGATCTGATTTGCAGCTACTTCAACCGTTCCTGCTGCCCCGCTTGGCAATATAACCGGTGAACTTCCTGCTGCAAGACCAACACCAACACCAAGAGTTGCAGGACTAGAATTCACATTATTCCAAGCCCCATTTGTATAGTTTTGGAAAGTGGCAGTAGTTGTATTATATATAATGCATCCATTTATAAGAGTAGCTACTGGAATAGCATCCCTTTGAACGGTATTTAGTTGGGGAGCATAAAAACCATTGTTTTTATTGCTAGTAACAGGTGAAATTGCTAAATTTGGGACACGCGTAATTGCTGGTCTTGGCATAAAAATCCTCTTAAAATTTAAAACTATTAAGATTCTTTTTATGGATAAGAAAGAAAAACCGGAATACGATTTTGAGTTTCGCAGAAACTTTTAATTATTATAGTTTATCATAAAACTCATGGAGGTGGTAATGGTAAATCATTAAGTCTTGTATAATTTACTTCACAATCAAATATTTGCGTATAACCATTTGAATAGCAAATTAAACTATCAACCAATAATGGCGGATCAGGAAAGATGCCAGGGATATATTCAAGAAAAATCTGTAATCCCAATCTAGCTAGAACATCTACAGTTTCATACGCTTTAATTTCAAACTGCTTAATTATAAATGTTTCAATATTCGTATCACCTGTTCTGCTTCTTTTTAAGTTAAACCTTATATCCTGAGTTCCTATATTACATACTGTAATACTATTAACTTGTAACGGGTGCAGATTTGCTCCACTACCCGTTGCCAAAATAGTAACTGGAGTATTTGTAAGTCCTGAAAAGGGATTAACGGGATAATCTACAAAAATACCCATAATGCCCCAGTTTTAATTATTCTACATTAAAAGTAGAAATTATAGTTTTTAATTCTCTCATCCCTTCTTCTACTCTTCCACAAATTTTGATCAGAGTATCGCATGTATTTTTAAACTCAGGGGCGGATTTTGCATTTTCATTATTCAAAATCTGTGGTGCTAATTGTTGGACATATTGCCAATCAATAGCTAAACCATTTATTATATTACTTTTTCTTTTTAATTCTTCGATAGTAGCTTCAATATTCATTGAATTGACTCCATTTTTATTTAAATTTATTTTAAAGCATTTATTTTAAATAATTGCTTGATGTTATTATATACTAAAAATTACTTTTTATGAATTTTCTACTATGATTATAAGTTCATTTACATAAACTTTATCTTGCTCATATGTTATAATATTTTGGTCGCAAACTTCCTTTTGTTTTTTCAATTGCTCTATAGTCTGATTTTGTTGTTCAATTGATTGGTCAATATTTTCTTTCATTTTCTTTTCTTGATCGATTTGGTTATCATACTGAACCAATTCACTATTTAAATAATCGAGTAATGCTTGTTTATCCATTTTTATTCTCCTTTTTTAATTAAACGTTTCTTGTCTTAATATAACTCTTAAACCGCCACTATAGATACTATCAGAGCTGGAACATCTATCTGTGAATTATTACTTGACTGTACAAATGCTTCAATATACTCATTTGTAGCCATTGAAACAAACATACTTGTTGTAAGATTAAATGGAATATTTGATATAGTAGAAGCGGCGTACATTTGAGTCTGTCCAATAATAAGACCACCCTTAGCAATTGATACAACAAAAGTTGTAGTTGTATTAGTAGTAGTTCTAACAGTCAAATTTATGTTAATATTAGCAACTATAGCAATAGTTCCAATATATTGGAGCCTATTTGCTATAGGCATAGTAAATTGATTTAATAATGACGATATTGTAACTCCAGGTATCTTAGTTGGTGTAAAGGGAACTGGAATAAATGGAGGCATACTCGTAGCATACATCAACCCACTTGCTCGACGACCGTATATAGTACCAGGAGAAACAAAATCCCCAGTACCTGTAATTCTTCCTACTTCATTAGATGTGGTGGTAGAAGTTCCAGCATAAAACACATGTGATGATGTGGTTATATTAACTTGATACCTTAAATTAGCTCCATTAACACCGAATCCGTAAAATTGATGATCGTTATTGACATTAGCCCATAAGACTATTTTACGGTTTACTGTGGTAGCGGCGAATTGCAAAGGAGCATCTGGAGCTGATGTTCCTATTCCCACATTGCATCCATTACCAAGAACCAAACTATTAGACGCTCCAACGATAGCTCCAGCTCCTATCGCAATAGCATTAGTTAAATTATTTACTGAACTATCCGCACCTGTTCCAATCAAAACACAACTATTATAAACAGCAAAACTACTACCAGCAGTATAACCCATGACCGTATTATTGCTACCAGTTGTATTTGAGTTTAAAGCCTGAAAACCAATTGCTAAGTTTTGAAAACCAATTGTATTGTTCCGTAAAGCTTGTACACCAACGGCTAAGTTAGTGTTGCCAGTGGTGTTACTAAATAAAGCCTGAAAACCAACGGCTAAGTTAGTGTTGCCAGTGGTGTTTGTATATAAAGAGCTATTACCAATTGCTAAGTTTTCAAAACCAGTGGTATTAGTAAGTAAAGCCTGAAAACCAACGGCTAAGTTAGTGTTGCCAGTGGTGTTTCTAAATAAAGCCTGAGAACCAACGGCTAAATTAGTAGTGCCAGTTGTATTTGAGTTTAAAGCCTGAAAACCAACGGCTAAATTAGTAGTGCCAGTTGTATTTGAGTTTAAAGCCTGAGAACCAACGGCTAAATTAGTAGTGCCAGTTGTATTTGAGTTTAAAGCCTGAGAACCAACGGCTAAATTAGTAGTGCCAGTTGTATTTGAGATTAAAGCCTGAAAACCAACGGCTAAGTTAGTGTTGCCAGTGGTGTTTGTATATAAAGAGCTATTACCAATTGCTAAGTTTTGAAAACCAGTGGTGTTACTAAATAAAGCCTGAAAACCAACGGCTAAATTAGTAGTGCCAGTTGTATTTGAGATTAAAGCCTGAAAACCAATTGCTAAGTTTTGAAAACCAGTGGTATTAGTAGCCAAGGCCTGAAGACCAACTGCTAAATTAGTACTGCCAGTTGTATTATTAGCCAAGGCCTCCAAACCAATTGCTAAATTAGTACTGCCAGTTGTATTGCCAACTAAAGCGCTCTCACCAACAGCTAAGTTTTGAACACCTGTTGTGTTTGAGTTTAAAGCCTGAAAACCAACGGCTAAATTGCTGCTGCCACTTGTATTACTAAATAAAGCCTGAAGACCAACGGCTAAATTGCCACTGCCAGTTGTGTTTGAGTTTAAAGCCTGAAGACCAACGGCTAAGTTTTCAAAACCAGTGGTATTAGTAAGTAAAGCTTGCATACCAACGGCTAAATTACTAGTGCCTGTTGTGTTTGATTTTAAAGCCTGAAAACCAATACCGACATTATTGGTACCAACAGTACTTACGCCTGCGTTTGTACCAGCAAAGAAGTTAAAAGTAGTTCCGCTGGTATCTATTAAATAAGTAGGATTACCTGGAGAGTAATAATCAGTACCAGCGACTCCTGTGCTTAACACTCCTGTAGCTGTTGTGTTTTTTAATAACCCTGTAGTTAAACTTGCTAAAATTTGCGCATTCGGAACTGATGAGTTGCTAGTTTGAATAATATATTTTGCAGGAGCTGAAGTAGAAACAGATGATCCAGTGCTTCCTGTACCAGTTACTGCCCCAGTTAAAGTAATACTCGTCGGGACGCCAGATACAGCAGTGTCTACATAATTCTTGGTGGTCGCATCTTGTGGATTAGTAGGATTAAGTAAGTTAATAATCTTTTGACTGTTCAAATTAATACTAGCAGTTGGGATAGCAAATTGGTCTAGTCTAAATGCTGTTACTGCTGAGTTAAAATCTGTTATCTGAGACGTAGTCCAAGTCTTACCGTCTATATACCCTTTGGTAGCTGCATCGCTTGCTAAAGTAGGAGTGGCTAAGTTAATTATTTTCTGACTATTTAAACTAATGCTACTAATTGGTGCAGCAAATTGATCTAATCTAAACGCTACCACAGAGGCGTTAAAGTTTGTTATTTGAGATGTAGTAATTGGAGTTAACGTCGTATTTATAGTACCAGCACCTGTACCAGTTACTGCCCCAGTTAATATAATACCTGCTCCACTAATTGCAGTATCAACATATCCCTTAGTAGCTGCATCAGTAGTTAAGGTAGGAGTTCCCAAATTAATGATTTTAAAACCTGCTAAATCAAGATTTGCACCACTAGTAAGGATTGGAGACCAGCCTATGCCATTATAAATAACCAAATTTTGGGTATCAGTATTATAAACTAACATCCCTTGCACAGGTAGTAATGCAGTAATCTCTGTTTGAGTTAATCTTGAAAGTAGCAGTGCTCCTGTTGTCGTCTGAAGCTCTACTAATGCCGATGGGCTAGACGAAACGCTCGGAAGACCACCAGTGAATAATGAACAAACCTGAGAATCTGGGCCAAAATCATTTGTTATAAATTCAACTGGCATTAATCCATCAACAAAAATAATACCAAGGTCATTAACAAATTGTAGATAAGTTAAATTACTTATCTGATTAACAGTAGGAGCTAGTAATGCATTCGTATTGCTTCGAAAAGCATTAAAGGGTAATGGAGCGGGGACCTGATTGATACTTACACCGCTATCCTTAATTGCTTTGCCTGTATCTCCGTCAAATGTAGCTATATTATTATCAACAGAAGCATTAGGACCTTCCACATCTCCAAAACCAGTGTTAATATTCTCCCAACCCCCATTTTCATAAATTTCAAATAAAGCGTCAGTTGTATTATATACAATAGCTCCATTCCTTAGAGTGTCCAGCGGGATAGCGTCTATTTGCTCTTGTGTTAACTCTGGTGCGTAAAGCCCATTATCTTTGTTAGTAGGGCTTGGCGTAACAGACACACTTGAAAAAGTTGTAATCGCTGGCTTAGGCATAAAACAGAATCTGATAATTTTAAAAACTATTAAGATTCTTTTTATGGTGAAGAAAGAAAACCGGAATACGATTTTAAGTTTCGTAGAAACTTTTTAATTATTTTATAGTATAACAAAATTTTTTATTATTAATACCATTATTAATCACGCCATTACTGATAAACTCATATCACTAACAAGGACCGTTGCTGCCGTTGCTGAATTAACAAACACTTCTACATAATCAGTAGGAGCAAACTGTACATAAACCGAAATAGTAAGAGAAGTTGAAACATTTAGAACAGGTTGATATGAATAATTTGCTGGTAAAATTTGAGTTGTTCCGTTCTTGAAAACACTTACACCAAGCGTAGTAACTACAAGCAAATTATGACTTGCTGATATATTAATAGTTACCAAGGTATTGATAGTTGATGTACCAATATATTGAAGCTGATTATTAGATGGCATTGTAAAATTATTTAAAAAAGAGGAAGTAGTAGTACCAAGGGCTTTTGTAAAAGTTCCAGTAGGGACAATAGTTCCTGTTGCATTACCGCTCATATAAAGTGCTGCTACTATTCCTACAATACCATTACTTGCGGCCGTCAATCTACCAGCAGCATCTACTGTAAGAGCTGTATTAGTATAACTTCCAGGGGTAACCGCGGTATTAACTAAATCAATAACAGGATTCTGTCCACCCGTGCTACTTATTCTGGTCGCTGTTCCTGCAACCGATAAAACTGGATTAGTTCCATTAGATGCGGCAGTTAATTGCCCCTGCGAATTCACTGTAAAACTTCCATACGTATAGCTTCCAGCGGTTACTGCTGTATTGGCAATATCTATTGTTCCAGAAGTTGTAATAACCCCTCCTGATAATCCAGTACCAGCTGTAATTGATGTTACGGTGCCGTTTCCATTAGTAGCCCAAATTGGTAAAAAGCCCGCTCCTTGCGAAGTTAGTACTTGACCTGTCGTTCCTAAATTAGCAACGGATTGTAATGCTCCCGTGGACGTCGTGCCCCCACATATTACTGAATATGCTATTGCGCTCGTTATTCCAGTGCCACCATACGGTACTGTAATAGTATTTCCATTCCATATACTATTAATAATAATTTGATTATTTAGATTAATGGGAACAAATATATTAATACCATTGCTATCAAACTTTATCATATTATTACCAAAAGTTTGAGCATTCACAAAATTCTGCAATGTCAACGAACCAAAAGTATCAACATTAGTAGTTAAATGAGTCCATCTAAACCCAGAAAATAAATTATTTCTAATTTCAGAATAAAATGTAGAGGGAATAAGTATAGTTGGTAAGAAATTATTCGTTATCTGTAACGTTGATAATTCTTGTGTATAATTTAATTGCTGCGTTGCTCCTAAGACTCTAAGTGTTGGGCTTATTCCTGCAACTGTTATTGTACTCATTGGCATAATAGACTCCTCTCTTTAATTAAGGCCATATAATTTCGACATTATCATTTAATAAATCCCAAACAAACTTAGCGCTAACTGCATCAAAATCACCTTGAGGAGATTGGGCTATGTTTGATATTCTTCCACCGTTTAAATCTAAATTTGCATTAAAAAAAATCGTAGATACACCAGATGTTCCTTCTGCCCCAGCTGGACCAGCGATCGGGTTAGTTCTTATGATAGCACCAATTATTGCACCTTTAACTACAGCACCAAGTATTGTGCCTCCTACACTCCAAATAAGATCTCTAAAAGCACTTTCAACCGCATTCGCAATATCATTTAGGTCCTTCCCAATACCAATAATATTTGCAATATCATTAGATGCAGATGAGCCCTTTGGTCCCTTTGGTCCTTGCGGCCCTTCTGGACCCGTTGCTCCTACTGGCCCTTGCGGCCCTTCTGGTCCCATAGGACCAATATACAAAATACTATCAGTACCAATATTATTAATTGTTTCAGTTTGTATCCAAGTACTTACTTCATTTGTATCGCCAAATTCAACACTTACAGCATCTCCTTGCCTGATTTCTTGAATTTCATCGTAAAAATCAGCTCTTGTTAAAGTGGCATCAAATAATATTTGGTTGGTATAGACATAAAGGCCATTTTGATAACTTAATAATTGATCCTTAATTAAAATTAAAGCTCCAATAGGTACAAGTGTATTATCAATTACTAAAGCAAGGGTGCCTACTGTCAATGTAGCGCCTATACCATCGTTTCCATTATTATAAATAGCAATTAGATTAGCTGTAGTAGCAGCATAACATATTGGTAAATCAACTAAACATTCAACAGGACGATTACTTGGATCACCAACCCAAAAATTATTAAAAACAAGATTTGATAATACGCCAATTGGGATACTAATTGTTGGAATTGCTATACCATTAGCATCACCAACTAATACATGATTAGTATCGCAAAGTATTCTACCAGTAACAGGAGAAATAAAATTATATAAATTATTAAATTCCACTACTTAACTTCCCCAATAGAAATTATTTAATTGCGCTAAAAGCTGCTTATAAGGCGGTACTACGGGTGAATCAGGATCGTTATAAGGAGTGGGTAGCCTTGGATCTGCAACAGGGCGTGGATCTGCTTTTACAAGAGGAGGTCTATTCTGTTCTTGAGGTTTATCTAAGTAAGGCTTTCCTACCATAAAACCAGTCCAAACCAAATTATCTCCTCGCCATTCCATTTGTTTAACAAGATCTTTCCGATTAAAAGTAAGACCACTATCATCACATTCTCCTAACGCTTCAGGATTATCGGGATTTATAACTACATATTTTCCTTTCCATCTTTTTATCCAACTCATAACAACCACCCACTATATTCTCCATAAATTCTTATTGGAGTATCTTCGGTATCTTCTTTTGTTGCAAGGTTAAATGACTGCTCGTATTCGGCTTTAAACGCACCTGCTTGATCAGGATTATATTTTACAGCTAAACGCCAAGTTAAACCCCATATTAAAGCTGGATAAAAACGAGCAGGTATTTGAACTGTATTAGTTGCAAGCGTTCCCACATCCTGCAACATCTGTTTGTAAGAATATTGTAAGCAATTATATGTATCTGAAGGAACAGGCCATATATTTAAAATAGGTATAATCTGACGATCTAAATAATAAAGATTAGGACGCCCCTGTAATATTTTATTAGGATAAGTTTGATATTCATATCTACTTACATTAGTAACCTGAATATCTAATGTATTATTATTAAAATTAATTTCTTGGATATTTAAAGTTGCTCCACCTGTTTCTCTAATTCTATAAGCTCTTGTAGCAATGGGAACTGGGATATCAAACCATACATTTACACCAGCTAGAAAGTTTTGAGGCGGTATAACTAGCGCAGTTACCCATGTAGCAGTATCTGCTGAGCTTTCAATAATTATCGAATATAAAGTATTGGTATTAGATTGAATACCGACAAAATTGATTTGTTGTGTAACTCCAACTACAGTAGGATCATAATCATAAGAAATATTACCATTTATAGCATTTTGTTGACAAAAAGTGGCTGGATTACCATCAAAAGCATTAGCTGCTACACCACCACCATCATCATCATAAGTAGCAAGAGTGTTTGTTTGTGGCACACCGTTTAATTGACGTGTAGAAGTTCTTAAATTTGCCTGAACAATATCGCTAACAATACTAGGTAATGTATACTGCCCCTGATTAGTAACTAAGGGGAGGTAAGCACTTTCTAGTGACCATAGATTCACACCTCTAGTCATCCATTCAAGTTGTATTAGATTAATAGATCTTTTTGCAGAATCTAATTTTTGCAGCTCTACTAATTCTCCTAAAATACCAATGTTTTCAAAAGCCTCCCTAATGATAAGCTCAGTTTGAATCGATTGAAAATTATAAGTTCCTGAAGTAGGAAGCATCATGATACCTTAAAATTATTTTTTACTCTTAAAGTCTCTGGTAGTTTTTGCTAAATTTGCTAGAGGTATCATATCTTTATTTTTAGACAATCCTAAAGTTTGATGCAAAGAGCCTTTTGTAGCTTGGTTAGCCGCTGCCTGTATTGAATGTTTAGGTTTTTTATGCATATCTATCATCGTATTTCTTTTTGCCCTACTGTGTGCCATTTTTTGTACCTTTTTAGTTAATTATGCCTGCAAAAATATATAGTCAAATGTATCTGTAAGAGGAAGAGTAGAACTATTTACCTTCAATAAAATAAAATTAGATACATTCAAAGAGGTAGCTATTTGAGATGTAGTTTGATTAGTTAGTCCAAAAGCAGGAAATAGATTACTAATCTGATTTTCAAAAGTAATAAAGTTGCTATTAATTTGATCTAAAGTTTGAAATAAAGAATATGTAATACCAGCGCCAGAAGGTGGAAATATTACTGATACAGAATAATTAATAGTCGTAGTGCTACTATTCACTACAAATAATGGTAAAAATCCTGAGTCACCAGTACCAACCTGAATATCGCTAACTGTTCCTACCCCGTTCACGGTAATAGAAGTGATAATATCAAAAGCTATTGAACCATAAACAGTAGAATTATTAGGACCTGTTATACTCTCACTAATAGGAGCGTTATTTTGAAAACCATTCACTACAAAAGTTCTACCACTTAAATTATTTGTGGAACTCAGAGACACGGATCTTATAAAATTCGCCCCAATAAAAGAAATCTGATTAGGAACACTAGGATTTGCAAGCGTTCCAGTTAATAATAAAGGCCCAGGGGCAGCTACATTTTGCAAAGCGCAGACAGCTGCTGTATCTACAATCGGCCATGTTAATTTTGTATAGATAGACATCTATTACTCTAATTTAAGTTTCTATAAAATTCATTTCTATACTATTGGCAATTTGACCAGCATTTCCATTAATTTGCACTAAAATAGAAAGACAAAATACTGCTGGTAAAAAGAATTGAGCATCTGGGTTCGAGGCCTTAATCTCAAAAACATTAAAGTTATTGGCAGGTGTATTATTTAAAAAAGTACGGCCATTATTAACAATGTTTTGTAATGTATTATAAATAGTGGTTGTGTATGTGCCTGGCGTTAATTTAGCTGTACTTAAAGCAAAATTAGTCAAACCTTTTTCAATATTGATATTAATTAAAGGGAAGAAACCTAAAAACCCTGTACCTGCTCTTACCTGATTTACAGCTCCATTCGTTGCTATAGAATAAATCTTATCGTAAATTTGTAAGGAATAAACGGTGTTAGCATTCGGTCCAGCTAAAACTTCGCTAATGAGCCTGCCGTTTTGTATGCCATTTATAGTAAAGTTTATAGCCGTAAGGTTATTGGTAGAAGTAAGAGAAATTGACCTGCTATAACCGTAATCAATAAACGACACCTGATTTATAACCTGATTACTAAGATTGCCATTTAAAACAAGATTAGCCGCCTCCCCAGTATTTTGTAATGCACATACATCCAAATTATTAGCTATTGGAAAAATATAACTTAACTGCCTAGCCATAAACTGATCCTCTTTTAAATAGAGTATGTAAATTAGATATTTTTATTCTAATTTACATACTCTTAGTTATTCAACATTAAATTCCAGGTGATCCGAAAATACCACGAGGATTAGAAACCCCGAAGGAATAGCGCTCTGTAGCCTTAGCCATGACATTGTCGGTTGGATAATCGACATAAGTATCAGTTTCAACAGCTGTTCTTTGGAAGTGTTTTAACCCATCTTCTGCATCAGTAATAATAAACCAAGCAGTAGGCGAGGTTAGATACTGATTAATTCTATAACCATCAGGAATGTAATCATTATGATATAAAGCATTTATATCATTGTTTGCTACATCAACACGGAAAGCAGAATTTAGCAGACGTGATGCTGAAAATTGCAGCTCCTTAGGCAAAATCATCTTTTTTGCCATAGTTTGAGACAATATTCCACTTTGCATAGGAAATTGCTGAATCAAAATAATAGCTTGTTCTACACCTGCCTCACTAAAATCAACGTTAGGAGTAGCAGCACCAAAAGCATTGGAAAATGTTCCCCCATCAATTGGATGAGCAGTAGAACATACAGATTGACCATCACCAATAGGATAAGCTCCATTAAAAGCGTTGTTTAATACATTCGCACCAAGAATATTTTTAGTAACCCTTAAAGAGTTTCTAAGTGAAACTGCTTGTTGTGGAAACTGATTTTGATACAAGTTATCTTCAACGGCTTCTTTAGTAATTGTAAAGCTTAAACCTACTCTTTTATGGATATAATTCGTTACAATCCTTTGTCCCATTGTGTCGGTAGCAATTGGTTGGCCTTCTTGTTTAATATCAGCTGCGCCAAGATATTTCATCTCAACTTCAATTTCCTGATATTTGTCAGATTGGTAAGTTTTAAATATCTCTGTCCATTGTTCAGGATATGTTGGATATTGCCCAAATACCGCCTTTAAACCAGGGCGGAGTAACTGAGCGATTTGACCGGTATTAATCATAATATTATTCCTTTAATTTATTATATTGTTAAGCAGGAGTGATACCTAAATTACCCACGCGCCATATATGGTTATTAATTACTACCTTAACATTTAAAAACGGTTTTACCGTCATGCCATCTGCGGCAAAAATTACATTTTGAGGATCAGAAGTGAAGCCTAATGCTTTTAAAGGTAATGTAGCAGCTACTCGGTTCGTAGCAACTGTACCCACAAGATTTAAATAAATTGCAGATTGACCACTAATATTACTGCCATTAGCTGGATTTTGAGGAGGTAAGTTAGCTCCACCTCCACCTAAACCAAAGGCAAAGTTTTGCGTAAAATATGCTGCTGTCGTCGCCGCCGGACTAAATCTAGCATCATTCAGGACGTTAGTTGCAGTAGATACTTGGATATCATAAACAACATCTGGATCGTCAATTATAGATGCTTTAATGCTACTACCTGGATACACTAGGGTAGAAGCTGGCCAAAATTGTGATTTGATAAGCGTGTTATTACTATTGTAATATTCGCAACCTACAAAAACACCTAATACCGGTGTTATTTCATTTGCAACAGTAGCATTATCTATTGGATATCTAGCTATTGTAGGTGCTCCTACTAACGTTGTTACTGCTGCTGGATTAAAAATTACAGGATCGCCAGTATATATACTCGTAGCATACGAGTTAGCACCATTTGCATCTGCATAAATATAATAGTCATTAGTTTTTTCAGTCCAACTACCACCGCTAATTGATGCAAGTGGTCTCAAACCGAAGGGCGCATTTGAGCCGTAAGCCATAGAAACCTCATATAAATTAAAAAATTAAATTTAGTAATCTTTGAGGATAGATTTATGAACCAATGCAACGATTTTGAGTTTCGCAGAAACTTTATCGAAAATAATCCGATTTTTTGAGTTTTATTTTATAATCTTTGAGGATAGATTTATGAACCAATGCAACGTTTTAACGTCTCGCCTGACAAGTTCTCTTTTTAGGAGGAGAGATAACCAAAAGATACGATTTTAAGTTTCGTAGAAACTTTTAAAAATATAGTATTAATGATTGATTTTATCAAAGTTCATTATTTCGTCAAGACAATTCATTACATTCTTAGTAATACTGTCAATAACAACTTCTTTAGAAATAATTCCTTCATTTTTATGAGCTTTGTTCCACCCACTTTCAATACCTTCTTCTACGGCTCTTGCTATAATATCGTATCCTTTTAACATATTTAAATCTCTTTAATTATTAGACATTATCATAATAGTAGCCCCCGAAGGTACAGATGATACTAATTCACCACTAGCGTCTACAATAGACATCGTTACATAAGTTGATTCTCTAACAGTCCAAAACCCATGTGATACAAAAGGTAATGATCCACCAGTAGTTCCTAAAGTAATAAGAACTCCATAATTATTTATATTACCTAAAGGCGTGGTAAAAATTATGGTATAGGTTCCATTTGAACCAGTAACTGAAGCAACATTTGCCTGAGCTTCGATAGTAATATCATTAGATAAACCGACAATAACATCCGTAAATGTACACCAAGCCTTAGGAGTAAAAGGATTAAGAAAACTTCCCGTTACTGTGATATTACCTGGCACAATCATATTGCCCTCACCATCAATTGTAACAGTGTTAAGATTTAATTCACCTTCACCATCACTTGCAAAAAGCAATCCACCATCTGTTACATTAGTGGTTAACACTGAACCGGTTATAATAACATCTCCTACCTGTAAATAGGTAAGACCAGCTACAGAAGTATCTAAATTAATAACAGGATTACCATTAATTCCATCTGGATTAGTAATTGCTATATTATTGCCAGCTATTAACTGTACTGTTCCCCATGTCAGTGGCACTGTGGATTTTATAACTGACAAACCAGTAGTAAATACATTATTGAGATTAGTAATGGAAGCTGGCAACGCAAAATCAATAATTGCCCCAGGAGGGGCTACATTACCATTAACAATAGTAATTGAATTGTTGCTGCTTTCCGCGGTAAATGCGGTTATCCCGTTATATCCACCACCAAAGGGAATAATCCGCCATGAACCAGCGGCAGTAAAAGACTCATATAATTTAAAATCTATAATCTGACCAGGGGTTACTGCGAATAAAAATGTGGAATCATTTTTTAATATATTAAATGTATATATAGAAACATTGTTAAAAATTACATCTGTTCCATTTGAAGCAAGTCTTGCATCTGGGAGTGTGATTGTCCATCCAGCTTGATCGGGGTTAATATCATTAAATCCAGCTGCTATCGGCCCTCCTCCAAAAGAAGAAGGCCAAGACAAGACAATATTGCCAGTTAGATTGATTAGCTGATAAGAAACCTGTGCTGGATAAACTGTACTTCCATTTACTAAGGTATAAGCCATATTTAAAAACTATTTATAGAATTAAGAGGTTGGGCAAAACTACTAATATCATTACTAACTCCTCGAAGTGACTTTATTTTATTATTATTCATTTCATTAAATGCCATTGCTGACTTCTTACAATATATATCAGGACGTTCCATCAATATAACATCCTTATATGAAATATATTTCCTTGATATAGCATTGCGTTCTAATGGATCAAAGGAGGATCCAGGCATTCTATCCACTGGAATTAGAGTCCATCCTTTTGCCGCACATTCTTCTACTCTAAAATTTGCCTCTCCTTTTATTCCAGTATTCACCCATCTATAGGAATAACCTTCTTTTGCTATTCCAGGTGGGAGGGTTAAAGGACTTACATAATCCATATTATACTCATCTCTTATTTCATGTATTCTTGTAGTACTTTCTCGTGTTGTGCGGGACATATTATTTACCTTTTTTTAAATCTTCTAATTTATATTTAAGCCATTCTTTTTCACTAATTCCAGAATTAGCGCACATTCTTTTTTCATCAGCAGTTAAAATCATTTGAGTGGGACTTGAAGCTTTACCATTTACTGACGAGGTGTAAGAATTTCTAACAGCACCAACAGGAGCCATCGAATTCACACTTTTAGAATTCTTTGGTGATTCCTTTTTAATTTTTGATATGTAATTATCAATATGTTCAAAATATTCATCTGAAAAAAGAGCAGCTTCATTCCCATGCCGATTTAAATTTATATCTAAATCACTAATAAAATTTGCAACTTTATTCGCCATGTTTACATCATATTGTGGTGAATAAGGATCTAGATATTGATGATCTTCTAACCAATCTTTTGCGATTTCTTGTTCTCTCTCATTAAAGCGAGTGTTTGTATTTTCTGATTGCACATAATCATTATTCTGTTTCATAGGCACAGGCTTTTTTTGCTCTTCTGTGTACGCCCATTTCTCAAGATCATTGATAGTATGTATAGCTTTAGTTAAGGATATATCAGCTTCTAATAAAGAATCTAAATCACCCTCCTCTATGGCTCTTTTTTTACTTTCTTTTGCTCTTTCTAAATCAGCATAAGCACTTTTTCCATAATGATAAGTACCCGAGTTTAAAGATTCGCTAAGCATCTGTTTAAGCTGTAGATTTTCTTGGAACAAGGATTCTTTTTCTTGGAACAAGGCTTCTTTTTCAGCTATTGCCTGATATTTACGTTTTTTCTCTTTCCAAATCTTGCTTTCTTTTTTTTCATGTTTTTCATTATTATCTTCTTCTTGAGCAACTTTTTCCTCCTGCTCTTCTTCCGGCTCTTCTAGCTCTGCTATTTCTTCTTCTTGATTGTTTTGTAACTTTTCTATCTCTTCTAGAGCTTGTTGTATTTCGATTAACCCGCTTGTATCTTGATTTTCTTGATACGGTTCCGTATTAACGACATTTTGTTCTGAATTCATAATTTATCCATATTTTATGTTTATCTTGTTATGTGTGATGGGTCAGAAATGACGAGATCAATTGCATCTTCTTTTAAAACAAAAACTGGCAAGTTATGACACAATATTTTGTATCCCGCATGTCTTGGGAATACTACCCAATCACCAGTCTCGCACCATTTTCCCGTTTGTTCATAACGTGAATCTAAATAAGCGGCTTTGGATTTCTTGACTACTAATCCAACGCAACTCCTATATTGTTGTTCGTCATGAACTATATCCGGTCTTAAAAGACCATTTACCATTTTTGGCTCGGTATAGAGGCGAACTAATATCGTCCATCCCTGAGGCTCAACATCATTAAACTTGCTTATTTCTTCTTCTTTTGAGAAGGTTTTTAAATCAATTCCTAAATCTTCTTTATTCATCTGTACTTCCTTTGAATATGTTTTGACATATGTCTATTGCATCTTGCATACCTTTGATTTGACCAACGGAAAATCGATACGAAGGAAAATCGTGAATCTGCCCACTAATGACATAATTCTCGATTTTATTTTTTTCCTCACGTAGGTTTTCAACTAGTCTTTTTAAAAGCATTTTACAAAACGTCTTTTAATGATTTCTTTTTAAACTGAATTGGTAAGCCTTGAGCAGTTGCTTCTTTATGACGAATCTTAGCGACCCCACCCATTGCAAATTTTTGACATCCACCTTTATCTTTTTTTGAAGCTCCAGTACGTACACGATCTTCCATCTTTTTAACTGCGCCGCCTTTCATGTATTCCATCTCATTGTCTTCTTTTTTAACTGAACCACCTTCCTTATAAGGTCTCATTCTATTTTTATCGGCACATGATTTTGAGTAATAAACATCATCTGCTTTTCCTGGATGATTGAGCAATTTTTCAGCTTTAGCACGCATAGCATCTGGTTTACCTTGATAGCCTGCCTTCATATTTTTAGTAATTTGCATTTTGATTCTCCTGTTTTGTTAATTCTGTTTCGGATTTTAACTTCGCTATATCTTCAGCAGACTCTATTTTTGCTTTTTCTTTTTCAAAATCGAGTTGGGCTTTAAAGACATCTGTTTCAGCTCTAAGATTTGCTATTTTTTCTTTAGCGATTGTTTCTGCTTCTTTTTGCTGTATATCGGCCATAAGTAGGGCATTTGGATCGATTGGGGCTTGTTGTTGGTCGTTACCAGCACCTGAATCCTCTAATGCACCACTAATTGCTAGGGCAATAGCATTCTGTACTTGTGGATCTTGAATCTCTTCTAATGGAGGTAATTCTTGACCAAGTAGTTGCTGCATTTTAATTAAGTATTCAAATGCTTCATGTTCTTTTATATGAGCCATCATTATTGGCTTTAGCTCTGGATTTTCTTCAGCAAATAAACCATGAGTAAAATTATGAGCAGCATGTTCTTGCCATATAGCAGCTTTTAAAGGCATTCCTTTCATGGCATTTAAATTTTCACTAATAGGGTCAAGTGGTAAAACCTCTGCTTCTTGCGACTCTGGTTTTAAAATAGTATCTATATCCTGAGCATCTAATCCTTGTGCTTCATAATTCTGTCTTAATACTTCTCTCATATTATGTAGCTCTGGAGCTTGCTGAGCTGTTCTTAATACAGATTCAGCTTTCATGATCTTCTGAATGGTAGAATTAACTGAAGGATCAGAGACTGGAATAATCCTTACTTCTTCAACAAAATCATTTGCAGTGATAGTTCTTTGTGCGTTGCCAAAACTAAACTGTTCAGATTCTAAAGTTTTCCTAAAAAGCTTGTCGATTAATTGTAATTCACGACTTAGAGAAACGTGAACCGAGCGCAGAACTGCTGATTGAATACGGTTGTTTGTCTCAAGAAGCGCAAGAGTAGTACCAGTTGGAATATCTTCTTTTGATTGAAGCATTCCCATTTCACTTGTAGATCCCAGCTCTTTACATTGAGCAACAATCTCTAATCTAAGCTCACGAAGAGCGTTAGAAGGTTCTGAATAAGGGAGAGGCATAAAAGCCTCGCTTAGAGGAATACCACCAGTATCTACTTCTACAAATTGACCAGGACCTACAATTAAATTATTATTTTGTTGTTTAAATCCTTTACTTCTTAAACCACCTGGAAGATTTTTAAATGATCCAGCATCTACTAATTGTCTAAGCAAATTAGTTAAAGTAATAGCATTTGAACCTATAAGATGAGCAAGACCAATTCCATAAACACCAAAACCAGGTAAGTAGTTATACTGAACAAAATAATTTTCTCTTTTTTTCTCGGGATCATCTTCTTCCCAGTTTTTTCTAATAGATAGTATTTCCTTAGAAATCTTATCTATTGTCACTATATAAGGTAAAGGTATAGTATCCTCAGTCTTATTAGAATTTTCTGACTCGGTAAAATCTTTTAAATTAAGATATGTATGAACTTCATATATTGGAAATAAAGAACGTTTTGTATATACACTAACATCAACATCGTCTGTTTTCTTA